TAGGAATCATAACGCATACCGAGAGTTGTAAATTCAGGTACTACATTAGGATCCCGTCCGGTCGCCCAGCATCTATTAACTGAGTAATGGGGAAGCACGACCTCGTTAAAATTATTGATCGAGCTCATTGTTGTGTGGGAAACTCCGGTGAGTCTCGCCTGTGCATCTAAAAGATTAGCTTGTACAATATCGCCAGCATTTGATATGGCTTTAAAACGGTGTCCACCGGCGTGAAATCTAAAAAGCCTCTGGATCTGTCTTAGCATTGAATTATCATCATTAGGTAGGGCTTGAGGAAAGAATTCGGCAGCACCAACTTTTATGGCTGGCGTTCTACCGTTAAGAGAATTAGGAGTAAATCTTTTAATTAAAGGTCTTAAACTATCCACTCTTTCGCCGATGCATTGAATTGTAGCTTCCATTCCAGTGGTATCAGTTGTTGATCCCATCATGTTGGCACGATCATCACCGCCCTCTGCTACAATAGACATAGCGCAGGTAGGTACACTTAATTCATAAGATTTCCCACCGGAGTGGCCAACCCAGATAATAAGTTCATCAGCACAGGTAGTTGGAGCTGCCAAAGGCACGGACACATAAATCCCTATAACACCAACGGTGTCATCGGTTTGCGTCCAGGGCACTGATGCCATATATGGAATTGAGAGGATAAATTCCCCACTTCCGATATCATCTGAGTTGATTTCATTCAGATCAACAATACAGGTGTAATTTGTAGTCATTTCATTAGATAGTTCTAGAGACGGGGTACCTGAGGGATAGTAAACAAAAATCAGGCGACCCATATGATATTTAGTTTTAATAAATTTGAAATGATAATCGATCGTTCCTCTCCAATATTGAAACATAGAAGCTAAATAATCAAAAGAGCCATAATAGAATCCAGAATTCTTTATAGGTTGATGGTAAATGTGTCCAATCTTCTTGCCAAAACTCTGATTCTTATTCCACTTTAGTTGTTGAAAAATATTAGGTCTTGAATTAATATAAGATATAACCATCTCATCATCATTACTCGGGTTGACATCTTGGGAATCAATAGCATTATCAGGAATAGTTCCTAAGCAGACTGATCCATCAGTACCAATAGTATGCGTGTAACCCTTGCCAGGGGTCCTCTCCACATGTGTGGGATGCGACACATTTATTGGTTTACTCCAGCCAAAATGACCTGCTACAGCACCAACGGCTCGAGCGACCCATGAAGTGACATTACCGATGGTACTGAGGATGGGAATACCCGAAGCACCAGCTAGGGCTCCTAGTTTCCCAATCATACCACTAGCTTGGGTAACAGGGCCTTCCTTCTCATTTTCGCCCTCGGCTACCACCGAAATAGCTTTATCAGTGGGGACCGATACTCTTACATTGACAAATCGTGCGAAAACTTGTACTTTAAGAGTTTCGTCACCAGCAGGGGCCAGTCCCCAGTTAGTAAATAATGTGGTGCCGAAAGAATGTTGGGTAGTAGTAAGATCATAATAATCTCTCTCATTAATGAAGGGCATGGTCATTGTCATTGTATTTGCAATTTCGGTGTGTAGCATGGTAGTGGGCAATGAAGTTAAGCCCATCGATGAAACATTTTGCTGGTAGGCGGTTTCCAGTTCAAACAAATAAGGGGCATAGTGTAGACCTAAGCAGCCCGCCATAAAGGGACTGTTATTCACTATGACTCTCACTTCAACATCGGCACGCAGGTACTTGAAATGCTGTAACTTCTGTTTAACAACTGGATTATTTTCGATGATACTCTGAGGAAAGGTATAGGCACCCAGAATACCATTGGTTCCCACTGGGTTTTCGAAGTCAGTGGGATCTGGTGTTGGTGTGACAACTGAATTAGTTGTTCCCACTACCATTTGATCAATAAGAGTTTCACGCTCTAACAAAGCAATTAAATCGTGTTGAGTCATATCCTGATTAGCAATTGAGCGTCCTTTTTGAGGCAGGGCTACAGCAGTGTTCTCTTCTTGGATCATGGTAGTTAATTGTGTAACGTTTTCAGTGTTACTGACTGTTGATTGTGTTTGTTGAATTGTTGTTTCTTCAGGTGATTTTACACTACACCACGCAAGCGTGGCTGCCGACCTCACCCAAGGTGGCTGTAGCGGTTGTCTTATGAGATTAATGAGGGCTGCTCAAACCGATCTCTGGGTTAAATAACCCCGGTAATTCGGATAGCTAATCCTTGTGGTTATAAGACAAATTTCCCACAAAGACAGATCACATCCTGGAGCGTTTAGTGTGCTGCCATTTCACTCAGTGCTTCCATAAATGCCGTAGCATCGAAGGCTTGCACTTCCATTGCGGTTCCATTTTTCTGTGTCATGTGGAAAGATTGGTGAACTTCAAAAGCTTTGAATTCATAATGATATTGAATGTTATCGTGACTTCGTAATATATCACCAACCTTTCGGGTTTCAGCATCATAGCACTGTTTTCCATGGAGTGCTAATTCCATTTCCCAATTTCGCAGAATTTCATGCAGAGATCCTATAGAGTCCGTTCCACGTGTCCATTGTATCATTCGTTCTAACGTATCCATATCTAAAGGAGCGGCAACAAAAGGTTTACACACTCCAGTGTCTCTGAAGGATCTCTTCAGAAAACCTAGTTCATCTAAAGGTCTAAAAGGTACTACTTCGCCAGATTTCTTCTCGTCAGTATAAACTAATCCAATAAGGGACAATGCTACTGTTACAGTCTGTTGATTATACCAGGCGCTAACCGCCGTGGATACGGCAGCAACATTGTCGTCGCCATAGGTAATAAACGCAACATGATCCTCAAATTTCATCAAAATATTGCCGGCTGCTCGTTTCTGGAGATAATAAAAAGACCAGCGCATAACTATCATATTAAATATAGAATTAATAATGACAGTCAAAGGATTTCCGGAGGGTTGAGAATGAGTTTGTAAAATAATAGAGCCATCTGGTAGCACAACTAGGGCATTAATCAAATTAGCTGTGATAATCCGTCTAACGTTTTGTTCCTCAACAGTAATTACGGGATACATGGAATCTAAAATATTCATGCATTCGTGCAAAATTATGGCCATTAAAGAGCCATCAAAATTTGAAAAATCTCCCGCAAATGCGTTGGGGAATGTGAGCATCTTGCGCTTAATTTTATCCCAATCCTGAGAAAATACGTTAGATCCAACACATATTTCATTATCTATGCGATTTTCCTGAATTTTAGCAACGGCATCTAAATAATACTGTCTAACGAGAAGACTCAAAGTCATATTTCCGCACCCAAACGTGCGGGTTTTGCACTGATCGACTTTCTCATTCGGTTTTAGTTCATCCTTGCATGTTACCATGAAATAACTTGGTTCCCTAATATTGCGTTTAGCTGCTTCATGAAGCCTGTTATAGTCAGCGAGTAATTCTGGATTATCTGTAATATACTCATCACCCTCGCCTAGCCATTCTTTCTTGCCGCCCATAGGGTTGTAAAGATTGAAGGGCAAACCAGGCGAGGTTGAACGGTCCATGGCCTTGCGATATTCATCCCCGGGAACTCCCTTGATGGATTCTTCATAAGTTAGAACACGACATGGTGTCTGATCGCGTTTTAACAAATTTCTCACGTCAGCAACCGCGGCTGCTAAACAATCGCGGTGCTGAGCCAAAACTCCCAGATCCTGAGGTTTGGCAATCTTGGCCAGATTAAGTGCAGCTATTGACGTAGGGACACCGTCTATATATCTCGTACCTAAAACGGC